TGTGTCAGTACCACTGACTTTAATTAAATCAATACAGCCTAAGCCATGTGTATATTGAATTAAATCTTGTAAATTATCTTTCATGTTTTTTCCTTTGTTTAAACTATTTAGGTAGTTATAATGTGTATTATAACGGAATATATTGCGAATAGCAACACCAATTTAACCGAAACTGAATAAATCATCAAACGTGCTGTTAGTATCTGTGTTACTACGAATATCCCATCCTAGTACACCTAACAAGTTCTCTACTTTCTGATCAACAATTGTAGACTCCATTAGATCATCATCAAACGGCAAGTCCTTAAACCATTGTGGGATATGCATCTCATCTGTTGGATAACCAACGCTAGTAAACCCCAATGGATTCTGCTTAAGTTTACACACAATAGTTTTCATACCGTCAACAACTTGTGTACTGTAGTTGTCGCCATGCATGCGTCTTAGGTTATTCCAGTTCATTGCGGCTCTTACGTGCCCGGGCATGTTTGCCCTGCCCTCACGTTTCTCAGCGGCCGAGTACTTGGTTAGATTGTTTACACGCTTGGGAGTACCTTTTTCCCATGCTGGACGCTCTCTAAATGCTAATTTAAACTCACGTACTCTGTCATATATCTCTTCTTTTTCAGCACCAGTTAGTGTTGCCAGTAAGATTTCACTAAGGAAGTTTTGCACAACAGGAGGAGTGTCTGAACGTTTTAAGTCTAACCCCATGGCTTTTACTTTGCCTGGCTTACCTTCTGTATCCAGCCTAAAGCCTTCCATATCATAAATTAGTGCCGCATAACGCTTCTTCTTAATGAATAAACCTTTAGTTGCAGTAATCTCTCTACCACCTTGTATAAGGTCTCCCATGTGTTTAGGGCAATGGAATGCCTTGGCCATAAACTTAGGAAAACTCTCATTAAGGCTGTCACTAATTTGGTCATAGAGCTGTATAACTACGTCTTTGTTCCAAGTTAACTTACCTGATTCGACATCATCTTTAACTGCGGGCCACATTGTAAAGTAAACAGAATCAGTATCACCATATATAATAGATTCACCTGTGTGATCGTACACACCCATGATACATTCATTTGTAAATGCATCCATGTGTTTTGCAATACTTCTACCAGTTAGTGTGGTCGATTGTCCAATGCGTTTATCAAAGAATCTACAACCTGGATTAAGAATAGCACCATACAAACTGTTCAAGTTAATCTTCTTGACCAACTGTCGCTTATCCCAAAATGCAATGTCCTCTTTGTCTGTGGCGTCTTTCTTCTTTGCTTGTAGTTCTTTACGTTCTGCATACCAACGTTCTAATAGTCCTGGGATAATACCTTTTTTCTCATAGGTAAAGATAGTGCCGTTAGCACTCAGTATCCAACTTGTGTTGCTATCAAACAGCATCTTCCAGAGTTCTGCGCCTGTGTGTACAGTACTTTCACCGTTCTCCCAGTCTACAGTTATCTCTGTGCCTGCTTGCATTTCCATAACGGCAGTATACTCTAGTGTAGCAAATAGACCGTCCCAACTATCTGTAAAACTTTTACCTGCATCACGTTTTTCATTTAAGTAACTGTCTGTCATAATAGGACGTAGTTGTCCCACAACAGTTTCTGGACCCATGTTTAAGGCACGAATAGCACTAGGATACAGACTATTAATATCAATAGCGCCTACCCAGTTGTGCATGCCTTTTTTAGGTTGTGCAACATAAGCGCCTGCCGCTTGTGTACTTACTTGTTCGTCTCTGCTTGCCCTGTTGGGGACAATCCTACCAAGTTGGTGTGCTTCGTTAATAATTGCTTGTTCTGTAACAGCAACTGCACCCATTGTTGTAGGCAATAATACTGTGTTGTCATGTGCAAGTTCGTTTGCTAGATCCAAGAACTTAAGTTTTTGATCCAGTTTGTGCAGTAGTGCAGTATCTTGTCTGTTATATTCAATAAACGTTTTAAAGTCTTGGTTGTATAACTGATCTAATGTGCCTTCGTATGCTGTTTTGCGCTCATCTAGCTCATACTCACCGATTGCATCCAGTGAATAACTGTGACGCTCCTCGTATGTGTATTTGCGATAGAGTTGCATATAATCTAAATGCACTCTACCAATAAGATCAAATGTTACGTTCTCTGCACCAAAACGTTCAAATGTACGCTTCTTAGGATACTGTCCCCACAAACAAAAACGTCTTGTGTCGTTTTTGCTTAGTACTCTGTTGATACGCAGGACTGTATAAGGAATATCATATCCCTCACTGTTCCAACCACTTAAGATATCTGCATCATCAATTAAATTTAAGAACTGATCCAACATGTCTGCCTCATCAGTAAACATAAACGTGTCATCAAATTCATTTGCTATACTCTGTGCTTCTTCCCAACTCATGCCTTTAGGCGGGATTGCAAGAGTAATTAGTTTGTCAAGCCAATCTAAGTAAACGGTTATTGCAGTTATTTTGTTAAACGGATCACTAGGCGGACTGAATCCACGTTCAGGGTCGAAGTCGACCTCAATATCAAAAAAGCAAGTTTGTAGTTTAGGTGACTCTGCGCCTAAGTAGTTTTCTTCTAGACATCGGTAAACTACATTAACGTCTGATTCCCACAGTTTTCTACTGCCACCTTGTATTCTTTGCTCTTTGTGGAACTCTTTGCCGTTACGTGTGGCAAATCTACTTACTGGAGTGTCATAGATTGTTCTATGTTTACCTTTGGGATCGTCATAGTAGAATACATAGTTGGCAGGAAACTCGTTATAGATTCTCTCACCATTAACACGTTCCGCAACGTGGATTCTATCTGTGTCTCTGTCATGTAATGCGTCTATGTAACTCATTTTACCACCATCCTGATGCTACGCCATATCCAAATACGTTAACACATGCAAACCAGCTAGTCAACAAAAACGGAAAAGGTAAACTTCTACGTAAGTATGCAATTGCACCTGAAATACATCCCACAAAGAAGCCGGGGTATATTACAGTCATATTTGGATCGTCTGCTGTAAATGCTAAAGTTGCACTAGCACCAACAGTTGTAATGAAACTAACCAGTTCAAGATAAAATGCCGTGGGATCACTTGTATAACTTTTTCCCCAAAAGTTTTTTATGTTTTCCAATTACAGTGTCTTGCCGACAGTCTCTAGGATATGTACAGTTTCTTCGTGATCTTGATTAACTTCGCCCAACTTAGATTTAAATGCAATTCTAATTGCTTTTTTAAGAACTGTTGGTTTAATGTCCATAGACTCTGCTATTGCTTTAACAGTGTCACTGAGTCCTGCATTAAGGTCTTCAACTTCCTGCATAACCGCAATACCTTCATTGATTACTTGGTTAAGTTTTGCTTTTTGCTCGCTGTTGTAAGTCTTCATTAATTTTCCTTGATTAAGTGTGTTGGTAATGGTTTAGTAGGGTCAAGCCTAATACTAAACGATATTCTAACAGTTTCTTTAGGATTTGTAAACCTATGAGGTACCTGATTATTCATAATAATAGGCTTTACTAGCTCGTATCTTGAATGTTCTACCCACTTTTTTTCTGTTAAACAATCAATATACACATGTCCGTTGCCTAAGTCAACCGTCTTGGTAGTCATATCGTCTGGCTTGTGGTAAAAGATACAAGATGTGCCTAGGCAATTTTGTATAGGAAAATTAATAGATATACCAGCAGGGTCTATGTCAGTATGTTTATAGTTAGGGTCGTCCTGCGGATTGGAAACAAAAAATATCATAAATGATGGATAGACTTCGTTGCCCCTAAGCCATCTTCTAAGTAAAGGACAGTTTGCTAAAAAATCTTCATGGTCTAACTGTACAAATGTTTGATAAGCACCTGCCAATGCTTTATCTACTGTCCATTGTAAGTCCTCACTGTTTTTATAATGATTCTGTACTTCATGTACTACTCGTTCATTACATTCTAACCAGTTCCAATAAAACATACTACTCCTTTGTCAAAGGCGGATGTCCGTACCATGATTCGTACCAGTCTGATCCCCATCTTATGGCATCTTTACTTGTGTCCCAGCCTCGCATTATGTGGAAAGGTACGGTATCTGGTGTACATCGCACAGTCATTGATATCCGTAATCCCTCACCAGTGTTTGTAAACACATGAGGAATAGTGTTAATGCATATAGTAGGAGTGTGCAGAGAATACTTTGTAAGTTGTACCCACTTGTCACTGTAACACACAATTCTTGTTTTGTCCTTGTGTGAGTCCAACAGAACACTTCTAACATCACTGTTTGGTTCGTAAAAAATTGTCTCTGTGGCATCACATCCGGATACTGGAAAGTTAATGCCTATACCAGTTGTATCTGTGTCTATGTGACAATGTTCCAAAGTATAAAATGGCGCACTGATTAGATATCCTACATAATCTATACTAATTCTTGCAACATCTTCACTCCAGTATGTAATCTTAGGACATTTTTCAAATATATCTTCTATTTTTAACTTTAGAAAACCGTTGTCTTGTTCGTAAATTATTTTTTGTACTTCTTTTTGTAGGTTATAATTATTCTTATAATAGTCTTTAATTTCCTGAACCATTTCTGGATCTATATTATCGATGTGGTTCCATACATACATATAATTTTAACTTCCTGTGATATTGAATGAACTAAATTACGAAGGGGCAATAGTGCCAACAGGCTTAGTTGTTGATGTGCTACTACCTGGGCGTTGTTGTTGTGCTTGTTGTTGTGCTTGTTTTTGTTGTGCTTGCTTACGCATTGCAGTGTTGCTTATCTGTCTAAGCTCATCGTCGAACTCAGGGTGTTGCTGACGTATACTTGTTACAAGTTGCAAATAAGGTGCATCTCTGTACGTGTCTGAATCACTTTTTCGTTCTTTGCGTGATATTTTACTAGCAAGTGCTTTCATAGCAGTACGGGTCTGAGGGTCAGAGGTTATAGCCATTACTACTTCTGCTTCTGGACCTAATTGTGCTAAGTCCTTATCTGTGGGCTTGTCTGGTAGCGGTCTATTTAACGGTGCTACCGGTGTCTGATCTTCAAACAATTCTCTTATAAGCATATTAGTATTTATCGTAGTTAGTAAAAGTACTTGATATCTGACCACCAGTGCTTGCCCTTGCTCATAGCTCGCATCCATCTATCGTAGTCCGCTTTGCTTACACCATCAATGATGTATTCTCCGCCACCTTTAGTTCTCATACGAACACCTGGCTTTCCGTTATCAAAAACAAAATAATCCAAGTCAGTAATCCAACTACTGGCTACTGGTTCTTCACGTATTATCTCGCTGGCTCTCATATTCTTGTTTACACTTATCGCAAAAACATTCTGAACAGTAGTCACAGTCTTCATCCATGCAACTATGTCCACAATGTGCAGGATGCCAGCATCCACGGCAAATTGTAATCTCTTCTACTATTAATGTCATTTGGTTTTAACGTTCTTGGCTTTGCCACGTCTGTTTTTGTTTGGATCTTCTCTGCGCTTTCGACTAGCCGCTTTCTTGCGACCTTTTTTGCCTAGTGCTTGTGCCTTCTTTTGTGGTAAGCATTTAGGTTTGCCTTCTTTGCTACTGCCTCTAGCACAGTCTCCACGTATCTTACCATCTGGACCAAAGCGGACCCACTTCTCTTTGAACCATTTACGTAAGTCCTCGGTAACTATTTCAGCAACTTTCATTATTTTTTTTACTTCCTAGTCATTTCGTAAATGTTGCATCGTGATATTTGTCGAATTTAACTTCACCATCTTTATTAACAGAAATTGCACCAAAAACTAGTTCTTGTCTGGCATCTGGATCAACTTCACGTGCATATGGTAAGTTTCTCAAGTCTCTGTTAAGTTGTGCAATTTTTGCCTCTACTTCATAATCCTTTCCGTACTTATAAACAAATCTTCTATAAGCGTTTTTGTCACGGTATTTTAGTCGGAGATTATTATGTAAAAATTCAATGAATTTTTTAATCTCTTCTACTTGTTTAGATCTATCGGGATTAGGTTCTAATGCTGGACTGGGGTCATCCAATGGTGCTGTTTTATAGTAACCACCTGCTGTTTTTACAACTTTTTTGCCTCTTTTTTCTGCCGCTCTTAGTGCATGTCTTATCTGCGTATAAACTACCTTTTGGGGTAAACGTGACTCAAGATCCCTGTATTCTTCCAGGATGATTTCTTTAATTTTCATTATTTTTTGCTCTTGTTGCCCCAGTTCTTTGCACCTTTT